AATACGAGTTTGACAGCCAAGAACAGGCAGAAAGCAAAATAGCTGCCTTACCACACGATACAGATGATAAGGGTAACGAGTGGCTAATAGGTAACCATACTATTGTAAAATTAGGACACATAGTAACTCAAGAGGGTGTATATGAAGATACAGAAGATGGAGATATAGTAGAGGTAACTCCACCTGTATATGCAGATAAGTATTCTGTTGATGTTCTTTGGATAGGTTTAGATAGCAGCCCTTATGGTTGGGCGTCTTACGAGATTACAGTAGAGGGTAACGGAGTACACACATTTTTAGGGAGAAACTTTTAATATTTAGTAAATGGCTACTGAACTAAACGAGGGAACACAGGTAACACTAGATTTAAAAACAATAGGAATGGTAGTTGCAGGTGCTATCTCTTTAGCAGCTATGTACTTTGCTTTAAAGGCAGAGATTGAACTAGCAAAGGAGTTGCCAGAACCTACAATCAGCAGGACAGAGTATGACCTAAAAGACCAACTTATCCGAGAAACTATTATGAACACTCAACAAAAGGTTGAGGAGAATAGTGCTAAGTTGGATAAGATAGATGAGAAGCTATATGAAATAATAGAAAGAAAATGAAACTATTTATAGCTTTACTGTTTACTTGTTTTGTCTATGCACAGGACTTTACAATAGTGCAGATAAATGCTGAATGGAACGAGCGTAACAAAATAGAATTGCCTTTTAGAGTAGAGGGTGCTAATGTTATTTATGGCTATTTAAAAGACCAACCTAAGAGCTTACAGAAATCAGTAAGAGTTGTACCTGTTGTAGTTTTATACAAAGACAACAAGCCTATAAGACAATGGGTAGCAGATATTAGTTTTAAGATAAAACTTAGCAAAGAAGAACTTATAGAGCAGATTAAGAAAGAGATTAATAAGCAAAAGTCATAACTTTAAGGCATTATAATAACCTATGAAGTATTTTAATTACACAGAGTTTGATAGCCCAGATGTACAGGGTTCAGGGCAGCTAATGGATGAAACTTTATTGCAGATGCTAGACGAGGTAAGAGAAAAGTTTGATAAGCCTATACACATTACAAGTGGTTATAGAACTGCTGCACATAATGAAGCTGTTGGTGGTAAGATGCCTGATGAAAATGGTAATGGTGGAAGCAGCCATTTAAGAGGTTTAGCAGTAGACATATCCTGTAAGAACAGCAAAGATAGATTTGACTTAATTAATTGTCTTTTAGATGTGGGGTTTAGTAGAATAGGAGTAGCAAAGACCTTTATACACGCTGACATAGATACAGATAAGGTACAAGGTGTAATTTGGTTGTATGCGTAGTATTGCAATAATATCTCTGTTCCCTACTGCATTTATAGGTGGTGTATCTTACTATCCTAGCAATGAAGAATATCCTTATGAAGAATTTAATCTTTATTTATTCTTAATTCAGATACAAGTTAGAACATATGAAAAAGAAATTCAAGGACACTAAAGTAGGTAAGTTTCTTATAGGCGAAAAAGGTTTATTTAAAAATATAGGCGATACATTGCCTGATAGCGGCTTTTTAGGCGTTTTAAAGAACTTAATTAGTAAGGAGCATACTCTTAGCCCATTTGAAAAAGAAAAGGCGTTAGAACTGCTTAAAATGGATGAGCTAGAAATGGAGCAAGTGACTAAGCGTTGGGAGGCAGATATGTCTAGTGATGTTAAACTAGCAAAACTTACAAGACCTTTAACTTTAATTTACTTAACAATAGCAACTACTGTATATATTATTTTAGATAGTTTTGATTTAGGTTTTAATATAGATGCTGCTTGGGTAGAACTTCTTAAAACTTTGCTTGTTACTGTGTATGTAGCATATTTTGGTAGCAGAGGTTTTGAAAAGTACAATAAAATTCGTAAGTAATATATAGCTATATATATCTATATACTATATCTAATATATAATATATACTAATATATAAGTATACTAATATATATATACTAATATAATACAACTAATATAATAAAAATAATATATATAAGCTGATATATATTTAGCTAAGGTATGTACGTTTATAAGTATATTTTTTGATGTTTAGTTGTATGCTTATCTTTGATTTATGATAGAGAAAATAATAATCCAAGACATTACAGATAAAGAAAAAATTGATAAGCTCTTAGAATTAGATTGTAATATGTACACTAATTTAGGAGCTGATAGCACAAAGACAGAAAAGCAAGAAGTAAAAAGAATGAGTAAAAAGATTTACAGAGCTATCCAGAATATAAATGAAGCAATAGGTAAATCACTTATTCAAGCTATGGACAAATGACTAGGAAAGGTGTAGTAAAAAAGTTAGATGCAGTATTTAGTGAGTACATCCGTAGGAAGTATGCAGATAAAAATGGTATTGTAAAATGCTACACTTGTAATAAAAAAGCCTATTGGAAAGGTGAGGGTATGCAGAATGGACACTTTATAAGTAGAGCAAGTAGAGCTTTACGTTGGGATGAAGATAATTGTAGACCACAATGCTATGCTTGTAACTGTATGCGATATGGACAAAATTATTTATTTGCTATGAACCTAAATAAAGAGTTTGGTTATGACAAAGCAGATGAATTGTTAAATAAGAGCAGAGAGATAGTAAAACACACTACTCCAGAACTTTTAGAAAAGATAGATTACTACAATGAGCAATTAAAAAGTATTTAAAATATAGCCTGTGCTTACAGGTTAGTTTCTCTATATGTTTGTTTGAAATTAGGGTTAGTTTTATACTAGCCCTTTTTTTATTAGTTTTTTTTTATAACTTTGGCATATGACATATAAAGATGATTTATTAAGGCTAAGAGAAGCAGAAGCCTTAGCACTTCGAAAAAAAGTAGAGGAGCTAGAAGCAAAAATAGAGATACTAACATCTAAAATAATGACAAGTGAAATATACGAGTAAGATTACAAGCATAAATAAAACGGATAGTTTTAATACGCAAGATGGCAAGGTTATGAATAAATACAATGTAACCTTTGCTAATGGACACAATCCCCACATATATAAAATAGGGGAGTTTGGCTATGAAGTAGGAGATGAGATAGATTATGACCTAGACCAAGCTAAGAACAAGGCTAAGATACTAAGCAAGAAAAGTTATAACACTAATCAAGCTACACAGCCTAAAGGTAATTACTCAAACCCTAAAGATGATGTACAAAAGTATATTATAAGACAAAGTAGTTTGAATAGAGCTACTGACCTTACACAAGGCAAAGAGTATGATGTAAATGAAATTCTTAACTTAGCTAGAATTTTCGAGAACTATGTATATAATGGATAAAAATAATAAAATGACTAAAGTATTTGTAGATGGGCTAAGAGCCTTTAATAATGATAGAGATTTTGTAATAGCTGATATGTATATTGATGCTGATGCAATGATTAAATTCATAAACACCAATAAAAACAATGTTAATCAAAAAGGACATATACCTATTCAGCTAAAGAAAAGCGAAAAAGGTTTATATGCAGAGCTTAATACTTGGGTTGTAAAAAACTCTAAGGAAGTGACAACTGCACAACATTCTCCTGATAGAGAAGCTGACTTACCTTTCTGATGCTAATAGATTTTAGCACACATTTAAAAAAGCTAGATGATTACCGAGCTGGAACCCTGAAAACAGGGCTAAGGCTTGGTATACCTAGATTAGACGAACACTTTAGATTTAAGTACGGAGATTTTAATATCATACTAGGACACGCTAACGTAGGTAAAACATCTCTAGTATTATATCTAATGACCTTATACGCTTTAAAGCACAAAATTAAATTCTTAGTATTTAGTAGTGAGAATGAGCCTTATAGCATTATAAGAAAGATAGTAGAGTTTTTAGAGGGTAGACCAATAAACAGAATAGAGGAAACTATATATAAAGAACGAGTAAAGTGGATAGATGAGCATTTTAAGTTTGTAGATGCTTCTAAACTTTACACCTACAAGACCCTGTTAGACCTAGCAAAGCATATAAAAAATGCTTGGGAATATCAGGGCTTTTTGTTAGACCCTTACAACTCACTAAGCAAAGATAAAGATGTTCTTAAAGGTATATCTGGACACGAGTACGACTACCAAGCAACAAGCGAGATAAGGATATTCTGCAAAGAAAATAATGTATCAGCTTGGGTTTGTACACACGCTGCAACAGAAAGCCTAAGAATGAAGCATCCTAAAGGACACTATTACGAGGGGCATCCTATCCCACCAAGTGCAGCATCAGTTGAGGGTGGTGGTAAGTTTGTAAATAGGTGTGATAACTTTTTAGTCATACATAGATATATTTATTCTCCTAGTGATTGGATGTTTTCTCATTTGCACGTAAAGAAGATTAAGGATGTAGATACAGGGGGTAGACCTACACCTTTAGAAGAACCTATTAGATTAGAAAGCATTAAGAATAATGTAGGCTTTTCAATAGAGGGCAAAAACCCAATAGAATATCCTAAACGAGAACAAACAGAACTTTTATAAAATAAACAACTTGACTACAATAACCGACATACTAACAAGCAAACACAATAAATGGATAAGCTACTGTCGTAGTTGGGGATGCAATCCTGACACATCAGAGGACTTAGTACAAGAGATGTATCTTAAAGTATTAGTGCTTATACAAAATGGTATTGATATAGCGTATAAAGACGATATAAACGACTTTTACATTTATAAGGTACTTAGGACTATGTTTCTTGATTTATGTCGTAAGGAGCAGCGTACACAAGTTGTAGACCTAACTGATGATTACATAAACTACCTAATAGAAGAAAAGACAAAGGTAGAGCTAGAAGATGTAAAGATATTTGAAGAAGCCTTTGATAAGGTTAATGAAGCCTTAGATGAGATGCATTGGTACGATAAAAAGGTTTTTGAACTTGTACAGGACACAGGTAATATATCTGAACTAGCAAGAAACACTACAATAGAGTACAGGAGTTTATATAACACCTATCAGAAAGTTAAACGTAAAATAAAAGAAAAGTTATGAGATTAGGAGATTTAGTATATTACATAACAAAGTACACAGGCATACGATATATCTGGAAAAAGCTATATCCTGACTGTGGATGTGATGAGCGTAGAAAAAGGTGGAACGACATAGAATTATAAGATGCCAAAAGGAAAACTATCACAGGAGCAGTTGCTTCAATGGATGACATATATGTCTACTAGAACAGATAAACTAAAACAAAACGAGTTTAAGATGATATGTGAGATACACGCTGATGTATTTGCACATCCTTATCACGAGCCTTG